ATGCAAAATGTTTTTACAAATAATGTCAGCATCCTGATTAATGATCAACCTATTAGCCAAGAATTTCATCTTTATGAAGCTGGCTATGAAAAATGCCGCCCGACAAAACCAACTGAGTTTGCCCCCATTAATTATTGGGTTTTGCATTATTGTAGCGATGGTGAAGGTTATTTTTCAACACCCTTTATGGAAAAACAACACATTACCGCTGGCGATTTGTTTATGATTCCAGCCAATTGTCGCAATATTTATTATCCTAATCGGCAAAATCCTTGGACCTATCATTGGGTCGGTTTTGTTGGAGATCTTTCGTCTCAGTATTTAGAAAAAATAGGCCTGACTACCGAAAATTGTATTTTAAAAGGAACTGTTGATAAGAAATTAGAAAGTTTATTTAAAAATATTTACCAAGAAGCGAAGAAACATAATCATTTTGGCAGTTTAAGTGAAAGCTTTCAATTGTTGAATTATCTAGAGCATCATTCCGTTACACAGCACGAAAATCAAAGCCAACAATTATTTAACCAAATTAAAATGGCTATTCACGAAAATTTTTCAAACAATCTTTCAATTAGTCAATTAGCTTCTGAGTATAACATTGATCGTAGCTATTTATTTAAGCTATTTCAGCGTTATGAACAAACAAATCCTAGTATTTATGTACAAAACTTAAAATTGCAAAAAGCCTGTTCTCTGTTAAGAAAAAGTTCCTTAACCATCACGGAAATCAGTTTTGAAGCAGGTTTTTCTTCACCTTCTTATTTTTCAAAATTTTTCTTCCAGAAAAAAGAGATGACACCTCGACAATATCGTCAACAGTTTTTGACTTAAAATAAATTGTTGCTTATCTGTAGTTAAAGAAAAAAACAATTTATTTAATAATTTTCAAATTTAGGTAGTTCTTATAATTTATCTATTTTATAATTAATTAGGGTTTTATTATAGGTGGGAGTGTGATATATAGACTAATCAAAATCAATAAATAATTTACAAGTTTTAGCAAATAAACAATATTGGAGAGAAAAATGAAACATTTTATTAAAGAAAACAAAGGTTTAGCCATCTACAGCTTTTTAATTGTCTTTGCTACTTATGGTATTAAACTATTTAACAATACTTACGCTATTGATACTATGCACTTAATGACTAACTACAGAGGCTACTTAAAACATTGGGTTTCCATTGGTAGACCAGGATTAGTAGCTCTAAAGCTTTTAACATACAACTATGTAAATGTTTATTTTTTAAATTTGTTAGCTATTATTTTCTTTGCTATCGCCACTATCTTGTTGTGCTATTATGTTGATCTTTCAACTAAGCAAATTTATAACAAAAAGTATTTATATATTATCCCAAGTATTTTTCCAACCAGTCAATTATTTAGCGAACAATTTTACTTCGTCCTACAAAATTTTGAATTTTCATTAGGTATCTGTTTGGTTATACTTTCTCTCATTGCTATTTACCATATTCCCAATAAAATTTTTAAATTATTCGGCTTTTTGTTGCTGACATTTACACTTACTATGTACCAATCATTCTTTGTATTTGCGTGTACCTTAATTTTATTCAAGATTTTAATGACATTGTATTTTGCTCAGTTAAATGATCTTAAAATTTCTTTTAAAGACTATGCCTTCAAAATTGGTCATTTTATTCTACTAGCTATTTCATCTCTCGTTCTATCTCAACTAATGGCGATGTTAGCGAAAAAAGTTTTAAACGTTGAAAGCTCCTATCTAGATAATATGATTCTTTGGGGTAAACGTCCCTTGATAGATTCTATCAATGATATTAAAGATTACGCCAAAGAACTATTTTTCCCTACAGTCGGAGACACTTTTTTTACACCGCTGTTTTTGATATGTGTTCTTTTACTGGTCATTGTATTAATTAATATGTCCTATCTGAAACGCAAAAATGTTTTCTTCATCTTTATTACCTTGTTAGGTATTCTAATCACTCCACTCATGTTTACAATTTTAGGTGGAAAACGTCCGGCAATTAGAGGTGAAGTACCTAACTTCCCTGCTGTTTTAGCATTATTACTCATCTTTATTATGATTTACTGGGGATACAACTTTGTGCTTAAACATTTATTAGTTGGCATAGTAATTCTCTTTACTTTTATTCAAGTTCGGGAAACAACCAACCTAGAATATTCTGAGTATCTAACAGCCGAAGAAGATTTACGTACTGCGGAAATGATTACAAATAATATTTATTCAATGGAAATTGAGAATCCTGAATCCTATAAACTTTTAATGTATGGAAATCGTTCTCCTCGGAATGTTTCAAATATAAAAGGTGAAACAAACGGTGTCTCATTATTTGAATTCATGCCTAACTCGGTGCATACTAGTTTAAATACTTTACTCTATATGAAAACATTTGGATTAAATTTTAATGATCCTACCCCAGAAGATTTTGAAAAACACAAAGCTTTACAAGCAGAAATGAATGTCTGGCCTAGCAAAGATTCTATCCGAGTGGTAGATGATTGTATTGTTGTTAATTTGTCAAAGTAGACAATTAAATTTTATAGATATTTTACTAACGGTAGTTGTTTTAGCAAAAGACAACTACCGTTTGCTATAAAAAAGAACCCTTGCAACACAAGGGTTCTCGAACATTCAAAAGTTGAATGAATTATTTTACTGTTATGATTTTTGTACTTTTTGACGAACTCTAATTCTTTCTAGACGCTTTAATACCGGTATTTCTTTAGTTTATTTTTTCTGACAAGTTCCACTTTTTCATAAAAAGTATGGTCAAAGTATGGTCGTTTTATTAAAATAATACTTTTCTTTATAAAATCTTTATTAAGTGATAGAATTGACTTAAATTAATAAGCAGGAGTGTATGTTATGGATTGGAAAGAAGTTGGAAAAAAAGCGTTAGATGTTAGTAAAAAGGCTACTGAGAAAAGTATTGATTCGTTCCAAGAATGGAAAAATGATCCAGAAAGAATCAAAAAAGCTGAAGAAAGAAAAAAAACAATCGATAAGAAACAAGATAAAAAAGCACCCATGTTTCATAACGGGGTTCACTGTCCTAAATGTCGTAGTATGAATGTAGAATTTATGCAAAATAACCGTAAAAGTTTTTCTGTAGGTAAAGCTGCAGGTGGTGCAATTTTAACAGGTGGCGTGGGTACATTGGCTGGATTCGCTGGAAAAAAAGGGAAAAATCAATGGCACTGCAAAAATTGTGGAAACACATTTACTTCAAAAAAATAGGAGCACTGCAATGGCTAAAATAAAACATAGAATAACAAAAAGAAAAGAGCAAATTAGATGCATTTTCCACGACAGAAAACCAATTCAAAAACGAATTGCACTGTGGATAGTACTTTCAATCTTAATATTAGATATAGTATTTCGTTTCGGCGTTTTCAAATAGTTGTGTTTTTAATCCAACCTAAAAAGGTTGGATTTTTTTATGGACCATACAGGACTCGAACCTGTGACCGAACGGTTATGAGCCGTTTGCTCTAACCAACTGAGCTAATGGTCCTGAAAAAATACCTCTTAAATAATAAGAGGTATTAATAAATTACTATTTGCATTTATGAGACTTATGTTTTGGATCAATCCTGTATATCACTAAATACCCGTCTTCATTATAATAACCAAATACCCTAAATGGATTTTGGTCTTTGCCATAATGATAAACTTCTCTTTTGATCCCATTAATTTCAACTTCTTCGTAATTACTTCCTCGGCCTTTGGTCCGCAAAAATAATTTATCGACCTCTGTAATTGATAAATTTTTTCCTGCTGTTTCAGCTATAAATTTATCTAATTCTTTCAAAGAACCTTTATCCATTTTTTTGAAGCAGTATTTATTGTCCAAACACTCTTGAATACAAAATCGAAATTTCATTGATTTTCTATCTAAAAAAGAGCCATTTTCTACAACTACATCTCTTGTTAATTTCTTCGCCAACTATTAGTCACCTACATATACACTTTTATAATAATTAGCCATGTCTTCTGTAGATATTTTTTCCCTACAACTATCTCCTTCTGAAACCCCAGCTCTTAATCTTGCTTGTTTCCAAGGTAATTCTGTATGAGTCAATGCTTCAAGCTCATTTGCTGACTTATCACCATAAGTAATCCAAACTGATTCTAGAACATCCACAGTTTGATTATCTATTGCAGCAGGTGAAGTACATTTAGGAATAGAATTCCATCTATATTCTCTATATTTATTATACAATTCTGGAGAAACAGGTCCATGCGCCCAAGCCTGAAATTCAGAATCATCTATTATGCTGTCATCTAAAAGTGCATTGTTCCACGCTTGTGCATAGTAACAAAGTTTTTGTAACTTTTTAGGAGTCATTGACTCTTTATTCAAAAACCAATCAGCTATTTCAAAAATACTATATTTTTTATTCATACTAGCCCCTCCTTAACACTTATAATATAACATTTAGCTACATTATATGCAATAAAAATATAGCATACACCCCTTTGGAAAACGGCATTAAAACAAGTTTAAGAAGTTTTTTTCACTTACAAACACGTAAATATGCCTAATCATAAGCTGGTTATCATATTTGTTAATTTTAATTAAATAACAAAAAAGAGCCACCTTGGGGGAGGTGGCTTAAGAGAAACTTAATAAGTGTATTCTTATTTTAACATTAGAACTATCAATAGTTCAATGTTTGACCAGGATAAATTAAGTTAGGATTAGCTAATCCGTTCCGTTGTGCTAAAGCTTGATAAGTCGTGCCAAGTTTAGCCGCAATACTTGATAAATTATCACCATATTGGACTGTATAAGCGTTGCTTACTGCTGATCCATTGACTTTTAAAACTTGGCCAGGGTAAATCAAATTAGGATTAGACAATCCATTTAGCGAAGCTAAGATTTGATAGTCTGTTCCATATTGATACGCAATGCTGGATAATGTTTCACCATATTGAACTACGTGAGTAGATTCTGGTTGTTTATCAGGAACAGCTGTTGCATCTGGCAATAATTCAATATCGCCTTTGCTAATCCATGACAGGATACCTTCTAACAATACTCTGCTTCCAGTTACTTCTTGTACTTTATAGCTGTTTCCTTTTACCCAATCTGGAATAGCTTCGCCTGTTGCCCAAGCATCTACGTTAAATTTCACTTTGACCGTATCGCCAACTTTAACATCAGAATTCGGTGTTTTTTCGATTTCTTCACCTGCATCTGTTGCTGGCGTGTCCGTTTCTGGCTTATTGGTATCTGTGTAGCCATTATCAGTAATACCTGTTAAGTCTACGTTACCATCTAACCCACCAGTAATATAAGCGGATGTGAATTGCCAAATGCCAATACCATCCATGCTTGGGAAATAAGCATACAATGGATTTGGTGACACACCATCAATAGGATACGCAGCAATCCATAAAGAGTTAGGAAACTCTTTGATGATTTGTTGATAGTTTACATGATTTAGTGTAAATGGCTTATAGCTGTAATACATTGGAGTATAGCCAGCCTGTTTGATTCTGCGCATACCGTACAAAATTGTCTCTGTATTTGCTGCTTTTTCGGCATCTGAACTTACATATCCTCCATATCCATCTGGAACACTAGCCAACGCTCCATGTTCAAAATCTAATGCAACGATGGAATTTTTAGGCGTTTGAATACGTGGCAAAAAGTAATCCATTGTTGTTTTCGCAATATCCATATTTCCCCAAGTGTCATACCAAATATAGGTATGCGCACGTTTACCTTGGGCAATAGCACTTGCCACTTGCGTTTTATATGTGTATTGTTCATAAATACCGCTAGCATTGTAGCCGCCAATTTGAGCGATAGCGAATTTATCATGTGCATAGCCAAAACGGCCTTGTTCGCCTTGATAAATCGCCCAGTCCACACCTCGATCCCCTTTTGCAGCAAATGTGCTAACTGGTGATACAAAAAATAAGACTACCAGTAACGTTGCCAATAGTTTCTTTTTCATTTATTTATCTCCTTTCCTATCTGATAATCCAGGAGTTGTGGGATCTGTCACAATACCTAGAATAGTTAACACAACAAATAATGCATTAACAACATCTAGCAGTTGCTTATTAATCATTTCAATTTGAAATTTATATCCAAAAGGAACGGCTACTACTTGAATTAATAATAGAACTGCTGGAATAATCGAAAGCCAAAATTGTTTGTTCTTTATTCTTGATTTCCAATTAATCATTTTTATTTCCTCCAATCCCTCTAAAGAGGGTTTTATTTTGCTCTTCCAATCGGCTAATGCGTATTTCATGGTTATTTAATCGGTCAACAGCTTGTTTTAGTTCTTTCATGCTATCCTCTAATTGAGAGAAGACATGATAGAATTTCATTAATGCGAAGATAATTCCGCCTAAAAATGTAATCAGCGCTAACCATTGTTCTAGTGTTAAGTTCATCCTGCACCTACTTTCTACTTACAAATAAAACCGCCTAGCTTTCGCTAAACGGTTTTCCTGTCATTTTAGTAAATTCCTCTTCTGTAATACAACTAGGTACAAATTCTGCGACCTGTTCAGGAGTAAACAGCCCCCAGTCAAACATTAACTTAATGTCATCGTATGAATACATTATTTTGCACCTCCGATTTGTTCTTTAATCGCATCAATTTCTTTAGTATTTTGAAGCGAAGTAAGCATGGTCTTTGAATTGATTTGAGCTAACGATTCTGCTTTAGCAGCTAGTTTTTCATTTGCTTGTTTTAAAACAGCGTTATCCGCTTCTAATACTGCTGAAAGGTTTTCTAACAGATTTAATTTCTTCGAATAATCTTGTGTGACTGCTTCTTCCCATTTTTGTTCTGAAAAATTAAAGAATTGTGATTGTTCATTGTCCAAAGCTTCAAGCGGTTTAATCTCAACAAAAGGTAAAGATGTTGGAAAATTATCCTCTACTTCGTTTTTTTCAAAACCCATTGGGTACAATACTTTGTATACTACTTTCATTTTATTTTCCTCCTTTAATATGGATTTTTAGCCATCCAACAACTTGAAATCGTAATCCATGTTCCTTTTGCGACACTATCTTTACATACAATATTTGAGTTATCTGCTGTGTTCATGTATAACAAGCACATTTTGTTATCGCTGGTTTCGCCATACATTCGAACCGCTTCAATCGGATATGCCCATGATGGAATGTTGAACCACACCGCTTGATTATCTTTTAAAGCAGATAATTGGAATGATCCTGTGAGATATACTAAGTCCCCACGACGATATAATTTTAGAGAACCAGCTGACATCACAGAAGCGTTGTTATCCTTATCTACCATTGCATAATCTGCTTTTGCATTTGTAAGGACGGGCTCTTTTCCTTTTACTTGAATTCCATCTTGAAAATTTTTAGTACCTAGAATAGTTTCATTTCCAACAGCCTTTACTAATTTGCCTTCAATACCATCAATGGCATCTGCGTGTGTTTTCATGTACTTATTAACACCATTTTCTTTTAATTGAACAATATCTGTTGTCATTACACTTCCCCTACCTTTTCAAACGTAATTGCTGGCAATCCATCTAGTTTTGTTTTATCTTCTTTAGACATCAAGCCATTTTTTATTGAGGTTGCAACGTCTGTCGTTGTTGCATTTTGCCCTGCTGGACCTTGCGGACCAACGTCTCCTTTATCTCCTTTTGGACCTTGTGGACCTGGGTCTCCCTTTTCACCTTTTAATACTTCTGGTTTCCCTTCCACGGCATTCCAATGTGTTTGAGGAAATACCTGTGTTCCTCCTTGTTTTAATTTAACAATATCTGTCATTCAACTTCCCCTACTCTCTCAAACGTAATATCAGGTATTCTGTCAATAGCTTCTTGAACTTTTTGGTCGACATATTGTTGATTCACTCCGCCGCCATCGCCGCCACCAGTTGCTGAAATCACACCATCTTCTGAAATAGAGATATTCGCTCCAGCAGTATAATTTTTCAGTTCTTCCAGTTTCAATTTTAGTTCAGTCGTGAAATTTTGATCTGTTTGTTTTACCGCAGACAACGTGCCGTCTTCTGCAATTTCTAACAGTTGGCCAACCTTTATTCCGCCCAATTCGTCTGTGGTAGCGATTGGAAGAATATACACGCCTCCCTCGCCATTTGACAATCGTTGAAACATTTCAGAAGTGATAATACCGTCTGTTTCTTCTGTTGCGTAAGGAAGTTCTGTCAGTGCATTTTCTAAGCCTAAATCTGCTTTAGTGATAATTACTGCCCCAGTGTATCCATTAACAGATAATACTTTTGATTGACCCGCAATAATTTTTTCTAATCCTCGAACAGCGGATGCATGTGTAATAGGATAAAACTGACGTTCCACACCATTTTCTTCGGTTTCCATCATTCGTTTTACTTTAACCACTTATTTCACCCACTTTTTCAAACACATAAGCGTTCTGTTTTGTATCATCAACTGTTGCGATAACCAATGCTCCATCGGTCACAGTATAATCAACTGTTCCAACAATTTCTGTTTCATGATTCAGTGAAAAAGCATCATCTTGTAAAATAATCAAGTCACTTATTTCGCCATATTCTAACGTATATAAGCGTTTCTCTAATTTCTGATACAAATATTCCATATCTGCCAATAAACGTTCAGAAATTGAATTATGGCGCACTCCTTGAATGTCTACACGTGCATCCATTAGCTCGGCTAACATCGTACCGCCAGGATCAATCATTTTTAAAATATCTTTGATTGATTCGAACCATGAAGTGAAATCTGTTTTTTGCGCATCTCGCCACGCTTCGAACTCTTCTTTTCTAGCATTCATCCAATCAGTAAAATCGCCCTTATTTTCGTTGATAAAAGCGGTCATGTCCGCGATTAAATCTTCAATGGACTGCCAATAAGAGCCCATTTCGCCTTCTGTTTTCGAAGCAGCATTTATTACAAAATAAGAAAAATTCTGCGTTGTGCCGATTAAATCGTCGCCTTTATAAATACTAAAATAAGCTTCTTGTCTGTGTAACGACTGCATAGAATATTCATCAAACGTATACTGAATAATCCCTTTTTTAGCATCTATGATTTTTGTTGGTCGTTGAATAGGAAATTTATTATCAATATGCGATTCAAAAAAAACTTTACCGTCTGTTAAATCTGACAGCAAAGAATTTTCTGTAATAGTTACTTCTAAGACTTCTGTGTTCTTATTCCCTTGACGCACATTAATAATACCGACATAGTTGTAAGGTTCAGTTGTACTTAGCGTTGCTTGCCATTTAACCATTGAAAAATCCTCCTTTCGTTATTTTGGTGGAATAACAATCGATTGAATAGAATTAGCAAAATATAATCGGTCATATTTTGCGACAATTTGCCCTTGCTCGGCGTTCTGTTCTATGGTTTTGATACGTCCGTTATTTAAGCCGTAAATCACGCCCGTGTGACCATATGTTGGGTCTACTGTCCAACCTGTTCCCCATTGGCCACCTCGTCTAATATTGACGATTGCTCCTACTACTAAATCTTGATACGTTGGATTTTGGATTACTCGCCAACCTACCGCATTCCAATCATATGCTTCACCAATATCTGCAGCAGATGATGTATCACCAATTACATGTGAAAAGCCATAAATTGTTCCTGCACCTAAACCACAGCCGCCCATAAAACCAGAATATTCGGCTGGAACGGCATAACATTGCCCATTACCAAGCCATTTGCCCATTAAGGTCTCCAAATGTTCTATGCCAGCTTTTCCTGTTGCAGTAGAAGCTTTCAAATCTTT